ACATGGGATGAAGTGGTCGGTCAACTCTATCAAGTTACAAATGAGGAGTTACAAGACCTAAATACTATACCATTTGCGAAATATCGTATAAATAACTAAAAAGAGATATGGCTGACGAATATAGATTTAATTTCAGTGATCTTGAAAAGTTAGATGTTAAAAGTGTTAGTGGCATAGAATATGAACCTCTAAAAACAGATAAAAACTTTTTTTCTAATGGAGATGCAACGTTAAAAGATATTGACTTTACGACGGATTATGGTTTAGGGATTAATAATAATTTTAGTATTAGTGAAAGAGAATTAATTAAAAATAATGCCTTTCTATCAGAGGCAGAGAGAAAAAGTCAATTAGCTGCTTTCGATGCTGCAGATCAAAGAAAAAGATTACGAAGATATTCAAAAAAAAGAAGAGGTGGAGTGCTAAGATATCCACTTGAAGCTTTAACGGAACAAACAGATTATTTGCAGATAGATATCGAAGAATATGTAGCACTAGGAAATTATGTATCACAACCAGGATCAAGTGATAGATACGTGAAAGGAAACGTATTTGGTTCTGATCGTGCAGGTCGTAGATCATCAAATAGATTATCTAAAAAACCATTGATTAATAATGGTACAATTTTACTTCCAATACCATCCAATGTACAGGATACTAATAATGTACAATATGACGATTCTACTATAAATGGATTAACTGCTACTGCTGTACAGGCAGCTGAGGATGTTATGAATATTGATTTAGGAACGAACGTATTTGAACAAATTCCAAAAATGGCAACTAAAGCAAAAACATCTATAGGTCAAGGTGTGGGAAGTGAGGCAGCTGCCACAAATGTTGTTACTAAATTTCTTGCATCAAAAGCAGTTGGAATCTTTGGTGGTCAAGTAACGACTAATCAATTGCTTGCAAGAGGAAGTGGTGAAATACTTAACCCAAATATGGAATTATTATTTGGTGGACCATCACTACGTAATTTTAGATTTAATTTTAAACTTACACCCAGAAATGAAGCAGAATCAGAACAAGTGAGACTTATAATTCGTGCGTTTAAAAGAAACATGGCACCACAAGCACAAGGTGGACAATTAGACTCTGGTTCATTTTTCCTTAAAACACCTAATGTATTTAATTTACGATATAGGACTGGAAGGAAAAATCATCCATTTTTAAATCGTTTCAAACAATGTTTTTTAACATCTATGAATACAACTTATACAGGTGAAGGAGTATATTCAACATATGATGATGGTACTCCAGTTTCTATGTTGTTAGATTTAACCTTCAAGGAAATTCAACCAATTTATGATATTGATTATGATGCACGACCTGGCACAGAGGCAGTAGGATACTAATGGGATATTTTAGAGAGTTACCAAATTTACTTTATCCTTCTTTTTTACCAGAGAAGGTATCCTCACTCGATTTTATCGAAGTCAAAAATATATTTCGTAGAGTTAAGATGAGAGATGATTTGTTTAATAATTTTACTTTATTTGACAAGTATGAAATACCAGAGGGTGCTCGACCTGAAACTGTTGCAGAAGAATTATTTGGTTCGCCTAATTTTGATTGGATTATTCTGACAGTAGCTGGAATTATTAATGTGCGAAATGAGTGGCCATTGAGTAATCGTGATTTGTATAATTATGTGAATAATAAATATGGTAATTCTATTAATTCAAATAGATTTTTTGAAACTATTGAGGTAAAAAATTCTGATGAACAATTAATATTACCAAAAGGAAAAATAGTTGATAGTAATTTTACAATACCAAAACCAGATGAACCAACTGCAATTTTAAATCCAGTTGTAGGTATTACCAATTATGAATATGAAACACGTTTAAATGAGGAAAAAAGAAATATTTTTGTTTTAAGAGAGGAGTACTTACAAGAATTTATTGAAGACATGAAAGATATTATGACATATGCAGAATCATCAGAATATCTTAACGAAAGAACAATTCAAACAGAAAATACTAATATAACAATGCCATAAAAAAAGGAGGTCGTTTGACCTCCTGTATGTTTATTCTTCTGCGAGTTTCGCAAAGTACGATAATGCATCGTCCTCTTCTTTGTCTACCGTTGAGGTAGTTGGAGGTGCGGATACAGCAGCTGTGACTAATTCTTCTGCTTCACCACGATCATTATCTTCATCAAAGACTTCTGGATCTTGAGCAGGTCTCTTACTTCCAAGAACATATTCTAATCTCTTCTTAAGATCTTCATACTTCTTGAACTGATCAGGTGCAACAATCTCTGCAAGAGAGAATTGCTTCTTCCATAATGCCTCAAGAGCATCGTCATCATCAAGTAGTGGACTTACTGCAGCGAACTCAGAACTATCATAGTTCCTATATCCTGCCACATTCTTTGCCTTCAACTTGAAGTTTGCACCTTGCCAGAAATCAAATGGATCAATCGCTTCTTCATCCTCAAACTCTGGTTGCATTGCTGCAGTTAGTTTGTCAAATATTTTTTTACCATACTTGAACAAGAATACTTTTCCTTCGTTGTCTGGATTTGCTGGATCTTTCACAACGTAAATATTACTCATGTAAGTAAGTTTACGTTTTTGTTTCCTTGCTGTTTCTTTTCCTGCGTCTGTGCCATTGTTCCAGAGTTGGGTGTTATACTCAGAAACAGGATCTTTCTGACCAAGTGTTGTCAGAGAGTTTTCAATATACCAACCACCAGGACCTTGAAAGGCATGGGAGTATAGTTTAACAAATGGTAGATCCTCACCTTCGGGTGCAGGTAGGAAACGGATAACAGCATATCCATTACCACTTTTATCTACATCTAACTTCCATGTGCGTTCGTCACCAGACGCACCATTGTTGTTCATCTTCTCAACTTCTTTAACTAACTTTGCAGTCAAAGAACCAAGCTTAGATTGTTTTTTTAAGTCATTAAAAGACATTTAGATTACCTCGGATAATTTGATCGGGGGATTAATTTGATTATAACAAAGATGATTTAATTAGTCAACGTTCTGTTTGAGTTTTTCAATAGTGTCATCCATTGCACTAAAAACAGATGCCATGTCTGTACCTTCTGGAAAACCCATACCAATTAGAGATTTATGTAATTGATCTTTCATCTGTTTTGCTTCTGGATCATCTGATAAAGATAATCGTGTCCACATACATCTCTGTTTCTCTAAGAGTGTTTCTAATTTTTCAACGTGTTCTTTCCTATCAGTAGCATTAAGAAAACCAAAACCAAACATCTTTCCATAGATGCTAGTTTGTAGTTTGTTTATTTCAGATAATTCTTCTCGGACGATTTCCGATTCAAAAAATCTCATTTTTTCTTAGTCTCCACAACAGGTTGAACTGGTTCCACTTTGCTTTCCTCGATTTGCTCAAGGACATCAATTGCTCCTAGAAGTTTCACACGGGTTTCATTTAAAGTATTTAATTGACCCGTTACTTCTTTGAGTTGGGATTTAAGATTTTCAAGCACTGTCGCATTATCAAGAGCCATGACGAATAATCTCCGTTAATAATTTTTTATAGTGAAACACATTAATATTTATGAAAGGACTATACTTATTAATTTTCATTTTGACGGATTCCCACACTGGGTCGTCAAGTTTTTTGTCAAAGTTTTTTACGAAAGAAAATATTTTTTCGTAGATCACTAAGACCTCTAAGTTTAGATTGCCACCCAAGTGTTTCTTGAGTATGATTGGGTGTCCCTTTGAGCAGTTGAATACTTTGTCCAAGTCGTTTTCGGAGAGTAATCTCTCTGATTGTTCTTTGAACAAGTACGTTAAACTCTGCTGAGTTTTCATCCACTCTGAGTAGTTTCTTTCGCCAGAATTTATAATTTCTCCAATCCATAAATTTTCTGGGTTTGTCGATGTTACAAAGTTGGCAAGAAGAAAGTCCACAATCTGACCATCAGAATACTTACGAGAAGTTTTCTCAAACCAGTATTTGTCCTTTCTTCGATTAAAAGCAGTAACCGTAGCACGGGATTTACCACCATATTTAAAGAAGTCATATTTACGATTTGTAAAATGACTTTTCATTGAAAGATAAGTTTGATAGGTTTCAAACGGTGTCACTTTCTTCTTCGGTTTCCTCACATTCTAATTCTGTAATTGCGTCAACTGGAACTTCTGCTTTACCTATCTGATACCAATGTTGTGGTATACCAATACTATCAGGTCTTACTCCTAAGTATTGTAAATCAGGGAAAGAATGCTCACGAAGCATCGCTTGCAATCTCCAATGAATTAATTCAGATTTCTTCATTATAAAGGTAATTTTGCCCTTGATGTGGGTTTCATAAAGTTAAGACGAGTAGCATCCCACTTTAATCTTTCC